TAACGGTAGATCTAAACAGTCCCGAATGTCGGTACCACCGCCGCAGAACTGCACCCTCGGTTACAGACGATTTCTCGTGTGTCCGTACGTGTATGTTCTTAGGAAATGGTAACGCTCCGAGCTGAGTCTCGATTTCTCGAAACGCAGCCCAAAGCTCTTCGAAACCAACCCAAGTCAGGGTCGGAATCGAGAGTTCTTCGAGTTTGGTCCGCAGGTCCCGGATCGCTATGACGGAGTCTAGGAAAGCCTCCCGATACACTGTCTCATTAAGGGCGTCTGCAATTGCAGGCGGGAGATCTCTCTCCGTCCCTTCCTGAGTAGTCATTCGGTCTGGCCCTCTTTCGACTGTACCATAGTGTTCCCGATCTCGATAGACAGTTCCTAGTTTCTTAGCAGCCGTAACCAACGGTTGGTAAGCCTCTAGTGAATCAAGCAAGATTTTAATCTCTTGCTCGAAAAACTGTTGAACCAAGATGGGAACCCTCTCCGCCACAGACTTATATAGACCAGCCACCGATTTCATCGGTAGCCAATCTTTTAGTCCAAGGTAAGAGGTAGATCCAGGTCCATAGTACGTAAGAACGTAGTTCCGTAACCTTTTCGGCATCGAGAAGAGCCGTTTGGATGCGTTAGCCTTCGCTTTGTACCCGTAACCCAAGACAGATAACATCTGTCCTAAGGTTAGAGAGTACTTTTGCACGAGTTGCAGTAGACCAGCAAGAGATTGCCGGCCCATTACAAACTCAGCAAAGGGAACCATAGAAACGTCCATTCCTTTATAGAATGTACGCTTCGCAAATTCCAATGCGACGCCTGACAATGAGACCAGAGATTTATGATCTCCGATCCCAACATCCATTCGACCCATCAAGACCTGATAGGTCCGGGCTACTTTCCCTTGTGCTATGACCACGTCATCTCCCAAGATGGCGTAGCCAGCAAACCACTGTTTATTGGTGGTTAGGACTCCAGCTTTAAGGGCTGCCCATTGAACGAACGCATGATGGACTAATGCCAGCATCGACCACGAGGACAGCGCACCCATTGGCTGACCGGTTGCATACTCTACGAATCCTGTCTCACAAAGGACCTGCTTCGGTTGAAGCCGTCCCAGTTTGATAGTCTTCGGACAAGCGTACTCCCGGCCGACCAATAGGGACGCCCAAAGTTCTGCCCCCCAACTTGTTAAGAAGGGAGACAGAAGTATCTTCTGCAGGACGATAGGTATCCGGTCAGTCGCCGCTGAAAGATCGAATGAATACAATGGTGGTAGTTTCCCGTTTTCACGGTGAGACTCCTGCCACTGTACCAGACGTTCAATCGGCTTTAACTGATCGAATGTACCATCCTGTGGAATATTTGCCAATAATCTGAAAATGCCTTTTTGAAGGGCACTAAAGATCCATTGGGTCCAAGGGTCGACCATAGCAAACACACGAACCTTACCAGCAGGCTCGGGTTTAAAACCGAGCTTACCTAGATGGTTGGTTGCCTCAAAAGGGCTACTAGGACCGCTTCCGATTGGAAGCGAATCCTCCCACACCCATAGCTCCTTCCCCCACGACTCGATCCGGTTCAGAATCCACACGTTTCCAGACATCTTACACCACGCTTCTAAAAGCGGGTATAAAGGTGAATGTAGCCATGTGTACGCTGATGCCAAAATCGAGGCAGGGGAGGTATTCTGAGCACCCGCAGGCAGATTATAGCCTGCGAGACTAGGTCCTGACTTCGCAATCAGGAAAGGTTTGGCTCGTAGTGATTTCATATATTCCAATGGACCTTCTCCCTCCTCACTCCAAAGCGCATCCGTTACAGATCCTTCCGTTTGGAAGTTATGTTTCAGAGTTGCCGTAAAGTGAGTTGTCACGAATTGACTAAATTCAGACACTAAGGAGATGTCCATTCTCGAAGGATCAGTGATTGTTTGTAACTTTACTTTTCCAGGGAACTCTAAGACTCGGTATAAGCCGAATAGAGTTGCCCAGAATCGTATAGTCCAAATATCTCCTGACCGTATCGAGGCTCTGTGAAGAGCTGGAATAACAGTCGGTAATCCATTATGCGTCCGACCGACTCGCGCCCCGAAGGGTTTGAGATCGTATAGGCGTTGACCTCCTATTACTTGTTGGAGCATGGAAGAGCAAGCTTTCAGGTATATTACCAGAAACTTGATTCCGCCATGTTTGTACAACAGATGGTATTGAGCCAACGTTGAGATAACCACCTTGACTACCGATAGGTTCGTTCTCCGACCCAGCAACGCCACACACGATAAAATGTGTGGAATCGCTGGTCGCCCAAGTTTTACCTTGAGCATGGCACCAAGAGACGCATAAGAGGCTAGTAGTCTTGAAAATGCTTGAACTTTCGTTCTCGTCATAATAAAGCTATAGTATTATTTTGTCAACTTGGACTTCGGTTTCCCTTCACAGGGGCCGCAGCCAGCCTTGGAAGGCTTTGGAGTTGAATCCAATCAGGCTTCAAGGTGCTAATCAGCACCGCCAAGATCGACCCCCCACATTCCTCTCGGAACATGGATTTCGGGTTACCAATAACTTCGTTTCGACCAAGTTAAAGGACCCTATCTCACTCAACGGATCGACCTCACCTCGACCTGTCTCGTACGAGACTCGTCAGGAAGTTCGAACTGTTGGGCATAGGCACTGAAACAGTGTGACCTACCAGAGTTCTGCTACCGATCAACTATTAACCTCAGTTGGTTGTTAGATAAAGAGAGAGGCCCTCCCGGGCATCATCAGTATCCCTTCCCTTTCCTTGGTGTTCATTGAGCTTCGCCTTCGGGCTCTGCTCATTCAAACTATTATGTTGGAACCCAACAAGTCTACGCACGAGTCCAATCGGACGCGTGGGGACAACCCCTCCTCAAATGCAAGTGATTTTGACACAAGCACTCGAAAAGAGGTCGCTCAAGAGCGACTTCTCTAGAGTCGGGCCTTTCGGCC